GGCTGATACGTACTTCAATAAATTTCCCTTAATTAATTATAACGGCGTTCCTTGTGTAGATATCACGAGAAGAGCAGTTATATCTAATACTACCCTGATTAATCCTTATATTTTTACACCTATTACTATTAACAACAGCATTCGCTCAGAACAGCTATCAAGACAATATTATGGCGATCCCTATCAGGAATGGATCATTTTCATGACCAACCAGATTACTGATCCCTATGATTCATGGTACATGGATAGCACACAATTTAACGATTTTATACTTCAAAAATATGGTAGCCTGACGTTACCACAACAAACAATTATGTATTACACCAATAACTGGTATGATAATGTTGAGACCATTACTGTCTCTAATTTTGATGCCTTGTCAACCAATCTTCAAAAATATTATGAGCCAACCTTTGATGGCTTCGGCCAGATTAACGGATATAATAGAATCCAGGTCGATTGGGCCACCACAACTAATCACCTTGTTTCTTTTAATTTTGCCAATACTATTCCTACATTTATTGATAACGAGATTGTTGCGATTAATTATACTGCCAATAATGTTGGTTCTGGTCAGGTTGCTTCATTTGGCAACAATTATCTCAATATTCAACATGTTGCGGGTTACTATCTACCAAATGGGAGTATTAATGCTGTTAGTTTTAGTATAGTAGGGGCATTATCAAATTCTGTTATTAGTATACCTACTTCAAATTCTGTAACTATAACCAGCTTTGATGCTTTACCAGATAATGAGGATATCTTCTATGATGCTGTGACACAATGGGATTATGAAAATAATAAAAACGAAAGTAATAAGGTTTTACGAATGCTTCTGCCACAATTTGTGCCCCAAGTATCGGCTGATCTTCAGAACGTATTGAATTCGTAATGACAGTTGCTTCATATTCGCCTGGCGACGTAATTATCCAAGAATTTACTCTATCCTCTCCACGAGGATCGCTAGACCTTAGCCTAATGTATGCTACTATAAAGATATTCGAATCAATCTTTGTTCCTAATGCAGTACTTCAAGCCGATATATTTGATGTTAATGATGCTCTCGGCAATCTTAATATTATTGGCGAGGAAGAAATAAAGATTACTTTAGGCGCTCCTGGGGGAACGATGGCTTCCTATACATTTGCTCTTGATACAATTTCCAATCAGGAAGCTCAAGGATCAACAAAATCAAAACTTTGGACGCTACATGGCGTTGGTCAGGAAACCATGTATTCAAAAACAAATTTCGTGCAAAAGTCCTATGATACCGATATTTCATCAATTGTACAAGATATTCATCAAAAATATCTTATGAGTACCAAAAGCCTCATAACAGAGGCGACAAGCGGCACGCAAAAGATTCTTATTCCTAATTATGATCCCTTCAAGGCGATTGATATGGTGAGACGCAGAGCAGTATCAACTCAAAACCAATCCTCCACATTCCTTTATTTTGAGAATGCTTTGGGCATGAACTTTAAAACAATTGAGGGGATGCTGAAAGGTGGGGCAATTAAAAGCTTCGTGCATCAGGACGCTGTAGGAAGCTCTATCTTTATTAACACAGAGAACAACATTATATCCTATGAGGTTCCTCAGATAGCTTCCTCTACTGAAAGAGTTGCTATGGGCGGTCTTAAACACAGAATATCAACTTATAATATTAGAACAAGAAAATACAACTTTCAGGACATTATCCCTGACTTTATAAATGCGTATAATTCAGGGGAGTTTATTGCCAAATATGGCTCCAAGTATGGGAAGCATTCTTTTATTCCTGTGGATACGGCAAATAGACCTTTTACCTCAATCGACACCATGACTCCACAGCAACTAGCCTATGTAGCTAATATGATGCAGAATCAGGTGAAAGCTAAGGTTTATGGGGATGCTATCGTTAAGGCTGGCGACGTTGTAAATCTCGCCATTCCAGAAATGATGAATGTTACCGGACCTGTACCTCTTGATCCGCAAATCTCAGGTAACTTCCTAGTATCGCGCCTTTGCAGAAATGTTGCAACTGCACAGGAGAAACCAAGATATGTAGAGAACCTAGAACTAATGAACGGCAAGTTAGCAAATTCTCCATAATAAATAAAAGGCTAGTCGCGGAATTGGCGTTCCCACTAGCTCTAAACCTTAGAAAGAGGATCAGCTAATGATTATTTATCGCATTACCAACAATATTACAAATCTATCTTATATTGGTAAAACAATGTACACTCTCAATAAGAGATGGAAAGAACATTGTAAAAAAGCTAAATATGGATCAGACTCACATTTTCACAGAGCTATAAAAAAGTACCCTAAAAATTCATGGATATTAGAAATCATTGATGAAGCTACTAATGATCTTGTTGACTATCACGAAATATATTGGATAGCATTTTATAATACTTATTTTAATGGCTACAATTCAACATGTGGTGGAGGTAGTGGAAAAATGTGTGATGAAGCTAAGCAAAAAATATCTAAAATACATAAAGGTAAGACTATCTCAGAAAAACAAAAATTATTAAGTTCTATAGCTAATGCTGGCAGTAATAATTACTGGTTTGGGACTAAAGGGCCTATGTATGGAAAAAGAGGCAAAGATAACCCTTCATTTGGGTTGCATCCTTCAGAAAAGGCAAGAAAACAAATGGGGCTGTCTAGAACTGGAGAAAAGAATTGTGCTTATGGAAAAATATGGATAAACGATGGAATAAAAAATAAAAGAATAATAAAAGAAGATTTAGATAAATTTTTAAATGAAGGATTTAAAAAAGGTATTCTAAATTAACTATTACCTTCCTGTTGTGATCCAGTTATAGTTTTAGACTCGGCCATCTTATCGACCGCAACTTTAATTATATTAACTATTGAGGTTAGGTCGATTTGTCTTGAGTCTTTATGTTGTTTATTCTCTCTTTTTAAATCGCTCACTTCGAGGGCACACGCACCAGCCCAATTATATTCGCCCATCTTCTCAAATTCCTCAGAACATTGAGCCATAAACAACATATGAGCATTTGCTCTTTGTGCAGCTTCATCCATAATAAATTCTCCTATTTTCAACATATAGTGTATCATAAATTATAGAGGTTGTCAAGAAGTTTTATTTCGCTTCCTCCATAGATGCCTGATAGCTTCTAACCAAGAGGGGCACCCACTTCTTGGTTTGAGTATTATAACCCCATTCATAAAATTCTCGCATTTTGACAATCTCTATATCTTTACCAGTGAGATAGTCATAATAAACTAAATCATTAATAACATTGAATGGGGCTGGTTCTTTGGTCATATTATTCACCTGAGCAAAAACTTATTAGCAGCGCCACCACTCACCTGATGGTTAAGAGAAATGCCATCAGCAGCCGCATAGCCGGCCATGGTGTTGGCAGTAACCTTCATACGATGGGAAGAGCTTTTACCAAACTTGGTATCGGAAAGAAAATCTTCCACCAGGGCCAACTCGGTGGAATAGAGAGCAGGAAGGTTTGACTTTTCACCATGTTGGATAGGCTGATTGGTTTCATCAATCTTATTATGAACGCGGATAGTAAGGCGACGGCCACAACCCTGCTCAAAATGATAGCGAGCATTGGTGTCAGAAGAAAAATCTCTGGAAAGGCGAACCACAGCTTTGCAGAGATATTCGAACATGGAAACTGCAATTTGGCGATTATGCTCACGACCAGCAAAAACAAACTTGGTGATGGGCTTAATGTGGCCGACAGAGTTAATCGTATTAGACTGTAGGAGATACCCCTTGCAGAAAAAAAGTTTGGCGACAGCGGTCATAAGCTCACGACGCCAACGAACATGACCATAGGGAGTTTCCAAAATGGTTTTGTCGATATTAATCTCTTCCTTCTCTTCCAGAGAGGAAACATCGAGATTGTGCTGAGCCAAAAGCTCCTGCACCTTATTCATATAAGAAAGAGCTTCTTCCTCAGTCACAGAGGCGTCATTGGCTTTGGCAAGCAATTTTCTTATTCTCTCGATCACCTTTTCCATCATAAATCTCCTTGATTGACAAGAGACCCTAGACTATTTACAGCCTCTTGTCAATAGATAATTATAAAAATTTTTATAAATTTATTCGGTATAAACCTTTAATTGCACCTTAATATATGTATTATTACGAAGCACGGTAACAGTCAGTGGTTCTGTAGTTGAATGGAGAGTGACAATACGAATAAGCTCTCTCATTTCGGTTACAGGCACGCCTTCAACCTCGGTAATAATGTCTCCTGCTTTTATAAGATTAAAATTTGGACTTTTTGCAGTAACACCAGAAACATAAATGCCAGAAATGTCTGGGGTATCAATAAGATCAAGAAGAGTCTTATCAACGGGTTCAATTCCTACTCCGATATAGTTTCGTTGAAATTTCTTGTTATTAATAAGTTCAGCAACCACAAACTTGGCAAAATTTGAGGTAATAGAAAACCCAAGACCAATGCTATTTTTGGTAGGAGAAACAATGAATTCATTGATACCCACAACCTCTCCCTTAGAATTGAGCAAAGGACCACCAGAATTACCAGGATTGATGGGAGCATCAGTCTGAATAAAATAATTATAGGGAGTGGATACATTAGTCTCTTCTCTGTTTAGAGCAGAAATAATACCCCTAGTAACAGTTTGCTCAAGTTCAAGTGGAGCGCCAACAGCACTAACAGCTTGGCCAACTTCTAGTTTATTACTATCTCCAAATTTAATTACACTAAGAGTAGGAAGAGGACCATCAATTTGAAGGACAGCAATATCTGCATTTTTATCACTTGCAATAACATGAGCAGGATAATGTTTATTATTTTTTAGAATAACACTGATATCCGTTCCTCCGCCAATAACGTGATCATTAGTAACAATAATACCCTTTTCATCAATAATAAATCCTGATCCAATTTCACCCCCCCTGGAAGTAGAAGGAGGAAGGTCTGGCTTTTTGGCTTTAG